TCTCTCGTATTGTTGCCGTATGGGACAATATTGATAATGCGGAGGATGGAAATAAAGTCCAACAGCGTCAAGTTCTTGAATGCGAATATGTATTACGTCTATTTCGTCGTATTACAGACGAAGATGTTGATTTCATGGGCCTTAACCGTTATTGGTGCCGCCCCGATTGGATGATTTGCTCCGTAATGCCTATTCCTCCTCCTCAGGTTCGCCCATCCGTAATTCAAGACAACAATCAGCGTTCCGAAGATGATCTAACACACAAACTCTTTGAAATTATTCAGACAAATAACAATCTACAAGACAAAATTAATAACAATGCCAATAAGGGTCTTATTGACGATCAGTATGCGGTTCTCCAGTATCATGTGGCAACTCTCGTAGATAATCAGATTCCTGGCGTTGCTCCTTCTGCTCAACGTTCTGGCCGCCCTCTAAAGTCAATTCAGCAGCGTCTTGGCTCTAAAGAAGGTCGTATTCGTTACAATATTCAAGGTAAGCGTGTAGAGTTTTCTGGTCGCTCAGTCATTACACCAGACCCAAATATCAGTATTGAAGAGATTGGTGTACCAATCAAGATTGCTATGAATCTAACAGTGCCAGAGCGTGTTACAAAGTTCAATCGTAGCACTCTTTACAAACTCATTCAAAATGGCGCCGATAACTATCCTGGCGCCAAGACTATTGTGCGTAAGGATGGTCGCACCGTATCACTAAAACATGTAAATACAAAGGAGGTTGTTCTCAATCTTGGCGATATTGTAAATCGTCATCTGATGGATGGTGACCCAATTCTCTTTAATCGTCAGCCCACACTTCACAGAATGTCAATGATGGGTCACAAAGTAAAGGTTCTTCCTTACAATACATTCCGTCTCAATGTATCAGTGACTGCTCCATACAATGCTGATTTTGATGGTGATGAAATGAATGCGCACATTCCTCAGAGTTATGAAGCGAGCATTGAACTTGGTGAAATAGCAGCAGTACCAAAACAGATTATTACACCTCGTCATGCGAAACCAGTGATTGGTATCGTACAAGATTCTTGTATTGGCTCTTATCGTCTAACACAGCCAAATGTAAGACTAACACGTCGTCAATTCATGAATATGATGATGTGGAACAAGCATTTTACAGGGAAGTTACCAGATGCCAATAAACAGGGTCAAGTAGAGCGCTATAACGGCCAGCAGGTAATTTCACAGATTCTACCACCAATCAACATGGAGATGGGCAATTCACGATACAATGATGAAAAGATTCCAGACAATCTAGTAAAGATTAAAGAAGGTATTATTAGTCAAGGTGTCTTTGATAAAGATGTATTCTCCAAGCCTTCAAAGGGTATTATTCACACAATCTTTAAGGATTATGGTCCTGCCGAAACGGTACATTTCCTTGATTGTATGCAGAATACAGTCGAACAGTTTCTAGTATACAATGGATTCAGTGTAGGTATTAGTGATTTGATTGCCGACGAAGTAACAAAGCGTAATATGGACTCTAAGATTCGTGAAAAGAAGATTGAAGTAGAAAATATTATTCTACAGTTACATCTAGGTTTATTCACAAACAACACTGGTAAATCGAATAAAGAAGAGTTTGAGAATCGTGTAAATACAGCACTAAATAAAGCGCGCGATGAGGCAGGTGACGTTGGTCTTAAGAGTTTGGCGGCTGAAAATCGTCTTGTAAGCATGGTACGAGCTGGTTCAAAAGGTAATACTGTAAATATTGCGCAAATGTTGGCTTGTTTAGGACAGCAGAATCCAGAAGGTAAGCGTATTCCTCTAGGATTTACTGACCGCACTCTTCCTCATTACAAAAAATACGACGACAGCGCAGAAGCTCGTGGATTCGTAGAAAGTAGCTTTATTCGAGGCTTATCTCCGCAAGAGTTCTTCTTCCATGCTATGTCAGGCCGTGAAGGTCTGATTGATACAGCAGTTAAGACAGCAGATACAGGTTATATCCAGCGCCAGCTTGTAAAGGCGATGGAAGATTGCGTGACCCAGAATGACGGCTCAGTGCGTGATACAAAGATGAATATCGTCCAGTTCCATTATGGTGAAGATGGCACAAATGCCACTATGCTTGAGTCACAGAGTCTAGGTCTTGGAAAGCTTTCTGAAAATGATATTAAGAAAGAGTATGGAATGGTTGAACTAGATATTGCCAAAGTGCTAGATGAGAATGTTAATAACCCAAATAATGAGGCCATATTAAATGAGTATGTACTAGAAGTACTAAACGATCAAAAGATTATGGTAATGAATGTAAACAAATTTAAAGATGTTGAGAACTCAACAGCGGTATATTCTCCAGTAAATATTGACCGTCTTATGACAAATATTAAAGTAAAATTCAAGCTTTCACCTGAAAATAAGACAGACTTAACACCAGACTATGTAATTCAAGGTATTCGCAAAATTATTGCGAAGACACAATCATTTAATTCTATTTGGTGTGCGCTTCTGCGTTTCTATCTTGCGCCTCACAAACTCATTTACAGAGACCGTTACAACAAGAAGGCGTTTGATACTCTTTGTGAAATGCTTATTGTAAAGAACTATATGAGTTGGGCCCAGCCTGGTGAGCAAGTAGGTGTTATCGCGGCTCAGAGTATTGGTGAGCCTTCTACACAAATGACTCTTAATACATTCCATTTAGCAGGCGTGTCATCAAAGTCAAATGTTACACGAGGTGTTCCACGTTTGAAAGAGTTACTGAAAGTTACTCAGAATCCTAAGGCGATTTCACTAACTATTCCACTAAAGAAAGAGTTCCGCGATTCTATCGACAAGGCTCGCCAAGTCGCACAAGAACTAGAACTAACAACTCTAAAAGATATTGTAACAAAGACCGCAATTTACTTTGACCCTTCTGATACAAATACTGTACTAGAAGAAGATAAGGACCTAATTCACTTCTACTCGCTATTTGAGAATGAAGAAGAGCAGAATACGGAAAAGTGGAGTAAGTGGCTACTACGTCTAGAGTTTGACCGTGACTCTATGTTTAACAAGAATATTAGCATGGATGATGTTTCATTTGCGTTACAGCAAAAGTTTGGTACAGAAGTACATCTTGTTTACACCGATTACAATTCTGAGCGTCTAATCATGCGTATTCGTCTAGCACAAGAGCAAAAAGAATCAACGAAGGATGATATTCTAAATCTTAAGAAAATGCAAACAAAACTTCTAACATCTATTATTATTCGTGGTATTGGCGGTATCAAATCGGTATCTTATCGCAAGGATACAAACTACTATGAATTGCGAGATGGGAAGTATGAGCAGATTACTCAGTATATTCTTGATACTGATGGTTCAAACTTCCTAGAGGTTATTAATCATCCATATGTAAATGGTAATGCTGTATTATCATCTCACGTACATGATATCTATGAAAATCTTGGTATTGAAGCGGCACGTGCTATTTTGTTGAGTGAGATTACAAATCTATTTGCTGATGCGGGAGGTGTTGATTTCCGTCATCTTGGGCTACTATGTGACTGGATGACTCGCGTTGGTAAATTACTATCAGTCGACCGCTATGGTATTAATAAGCAAGACATTGGTCCTCTAGCAAAAGCATCCTTTGAAGAGACTGAGAAGATTCTACTAAAGGCGGCTCTATTTGGTGAGATTGACCCTATTACAGGTGTATCAGCAAATATTATGACAGGTCAGCCTATCAAAGGAGGTACTGGATTCTCTGAGCTGCTACTTGACGAAGCAGCACTCATGCGTCTTCAAGAAGGTTTGCCTCCAGTAGAAGATGATGAAGATGAAGATGCGGAAGATGAATATGAGCCTACACAAGAAGATATTGAAGATGCTCTATATGAATCAAGTGCTGATAAGTGTGCTGCTACAAATCTAAAATTAAATGTTACTCTTCCACAAGAATCTACACGCATTGAAGAGCCAGATGTAGATTTAGTAACACTAGAAGATTAGGTCTAAATAATACAATATATAAATATGTATGGAACTGTTAATTGAAAAACCACCTTGGAAAGAGGTTATATTTTTTAAATCATCAGTATATGAAAAAAGAGAAATAATATATGATGAATTTACTATAAACATTTCTAAAGAATTATTTAATAAAAAGAATGAAATTACACAATATGAAGAAGAGCATAAATGGGAACTCGCAAAGAAACTCGCAAATCCATATGAAATGGTATACACGCAAGAAGAAAAGTTCCCATATCCAAATGTGAGTATAATAAAACCATTAAGTAGAAGTTATTTTAAACTAATTGAAATATTAAAAATTGTAGACTTTATGAAAGATTTACCAAAAGAAGTACAATTTCTACGTTCAGCTCATATAGCAGAAGGTCCTGGTGGTTTTATGCAAGCATTTATTGATGTAGTTGAAAATAATAAACGAAGAATAAAAAAAATGGACGCAATTACATTACGCTCTGATAAACAATGTATTCCAGGATGGAAAAAGGCATCACAATTTCTTAAAAAGTATTCAAATATTATAAATATTTCATATGGAAAAGATGGAACTGGTGATATTTATAAAATAATAAATCAAGATAAATTTATTGAAGAGGTTAGCAATAAAGTTCATTTATTTACCGCGGATGGAGGGTTTGATTTTTCAATTGATTATACACAGCAGGAAAAACAAATATTTAAATTACTTACTTCTTCATTTTTAATTGGTTTTCAGTTATTAGCATTAAATAGTCTTTGTGTAATTAAATTATTTGATACATATTCAGAATCTACACAATCATTAATATCATTGTGTGGGTCATGTTTTAAAGAATATTCTTTATATAAACCTGCCACTAGTCGCCCATGTAATAGTGAGCGTTATTTTATTGGTAAAAAATTTAAGGGATTTAATCCAAAAGTAATTGAATCATTAAAAGAAATTCTTTATAATCTTGATAATGATAAATATCCTAAATTAAATGTTTCTTTAGAAGAAAAAAAATATATTGATACCATGTCAAATATGTATGAAGAAAAACAAATTCAATGTATAGATTTAGCCAAAAAATTTGCTGAAGATAAAGATTTATTTAACATATATTATGAAACATTTAATAAGTCTTGTTATAAATTTTGTGAAGAATTCAGAATTCCAATGAAAAAACCTATTGTTTAGTGATATGGTTTTTCATTAATACTTCACCTACTTTCACTGAGGCATCATGTTGTGATATTCTGGAAGAACCCATTTTATCAATCATACTAAGCATTAATTCTAAAGTATTAGCATCATATCCATCTTTGGATGTTATCATAATAAATAAATGAGGAAAATTGTTTGCAAAATCAGAAGCAGCTTCCTTCATTTCATCGAATGATTTTCCTTCATCACGGAGCCTCTCAACAAGTTTAATATTATTACGAATAAATATTGAACGGTCTTTTGCTTGTTGAGGCTCTAATGGTGGTGGTGGAGGCTCATCACGAAGTTTCCTTTGGCGTTGGCTCATCTTATGAATATGTATAATTTTCTAAGTTTAAGTTCTTCTTATTGAACTAGATATGGATCCGGATGAAGAGCTTGATATACAAATGGAAAAAGATAATCTAATGATTACTAAATTTTGTGATGCTCTAATAAAGATTAAAGTAAGCGTACAAGATAAATATACATTAAAGAGTCAAAATACTTCCATGCTACGGAATGTAGAAAAAGAGCTAACACAATTTTTTGGTATATTAAATCCAATTGTATTTTGTTTGAAATCTCTAGATACTATTCCCGATAAACTAGAAAATTTAAGAAAGATTTTTAAAGAAACACTTCAAGATTATCCCCGTTCATCATATTATCAAAATATGTTACAGTATCACTTAATACATCAATTAATAAAAAACCCAATAGATAATAATATTATACCAAACTCTACTGAATTAACAAAACTCTAAAGTAACTATTATATAGAATGAGTACTAAAAAGTATGAAAAATCAAAACCATACAGTTTTTTATCTGGATGCCCTGAAGGATATCATAAACGCGCAGCATATAAGACAGTAAAAGGTAATAAAGTGCCTAGACGTTGCGTAAAGTCTACAACTTTAAAAAAAGAGTCATCAAATAATTTTAAAAAATCAGTTACTGCAAAACAAACTCGCAGATTATCTTCTGTTAAAAAGCTTTTACCAAGCATTCGTAGTCTTTCCCGAAAGGCTTGTCCGCCCGGTATGATTGAACGCAAAGAATATGCTCGTAAATATTCTACGGCAATTCTTGAAAAAGGTTATATGACAAAAAAGGGTTTAAGAAAAATCCATAAACAATCTTTATCTTATGTTGGGCCAAAATGTGTAAAAGATCTCGGTTTGCCCGGCAAAGGCAAGCAGTCTATCGGTCCTTTACGCAAAGGAGAATTAAGTAAATATGGATATTCAATGACAGGCTCGCAAGATAAAAGACATGCCGCTTTAAAAAAGGCAATTGAAGAATATGGCGCCCTTGGCGTATATAGAAAACTTGATGCTGTTTCTAAGCTTACTGAAAGAACAATTCCAGAAGCTTCAAAAATTTATACAGAAGATAAATCTTGGGTAAAAA